GGAGATGTAACGTCCACAGAAAAGAACACAAAAATAATAAAAACTTATGGTTTTTTGGAAAAGCGGCAAAATTCACGCTATAATGTGAGTATAAGCCGTTTTTTGTTTCAAAAAGAATCAAAAACTAGCTTAAAGTGTTCCACGTGGAACTTTTGGAAGGGAGAGAGCATATGCGGAAAGACTTTGCATGTATCGTAATCTCACATGGCAGACCTGAGTGCAGCACGGTAAAGGTGCTTCGTGAGTGTGGATATACGGGGGAAATTTATATCGTTGTTGACGATGAGGACAAAACGCTACCAGATTATGTTGAGCGGTACGGGGCTGATGTTCATGCATTTCATAAAGAAGAAAGCTTCGATACTGGCGATTTAGGCGGTAGCAAGGCATGTGGAGTATTTGCACGAAATCAATGTCTAAAGGTTGCGGAGAAAAACAATCTGACATACTACCTAGAACTGGATGATGATCTTGAAAGCCTTACATACAGATACAATGATGATGGACATTTGAGAGGAATCAAGGCAAAAGGAATCGACAGACTGTTTGAAGGAATGTGCATATATTTTGACGAAGCACCTGTGCAGTGTTTAGGATTCGGAAATGCTGTTGACTATATAGGCGGTGTGCCAACGTTTGAAAATGGAAAAGCAAACAGGACTGTAATGAACAGTTTTTTTCTCAGAACGTCAAATAAAATTCAGTGGCGAAGCAGAAACAGTGACGATATTATTACGGTTGTCGATGAAGGACAAAAAGGGCATGCAGGATTCAGATTTACTCCTGTAATGAACAAATTCGATGTATGGATTCCGAAAAGAAAGTCCAATGCAAGTGGTGGCAGTATTGACGAGTACAACAAGATAGGCTCTTACAAATTGAGATATTATGCTGTAATGTTCCATCCTGATTGCATAAAGCTGAAAGAGTCAGGAGAGGGGTACGACTGGACTGTAGTATCTGAGAACGCATATCCTAAAATATTAAGCGGACGTTATAAGAAAGGCTGAAAATAAAATGGAAAACAAAAAAATGAATATCGTTTACAAGAAAGTTATGGACTTGATTCCGTATGAGAACAATCCAAGAAACAACGACGAAGCTGTTGACTATGTAGCAAAGAGCATCGAAGAGTTTGGCTTCAAAGTTCCGTGTGTTGTGAGCGGTGACGGTGTATTGATCACAGGTCATACAAGACTTAAAGCATGCAAGAAACTAGGCATTGATGAGGTCCCTTGTATTGTGGCTGACGACCTTACAGAAGACCAAATCAAGGCATTCAAAATCGCAGATAACAAGGTGTCTGAGTATAGTACATGGGACAATGAAAAACTTGCGGAAGAACTGAGCGACATCATGATGGATATGGGGCAGTTTGGAGATGATCTTTTCAAAGACGATGACACTATGGACGTTGACCTAGGAGAAGCAGACAACCCATACAGCCAAAAGAAGCACGTCCCACAGTACGAACCGACAGGCGATTTTGTCGATATTATGGACTTGATTGATGATGAGAAAACAAACGAGCTGATTAAAGAAATTAAAAATTCAAATGTTTCTGAAGACGAGAAGAATTTTCTTATCAAGGCAACATACAGGCATCTTAAATTCAACTATTCAAAGATCGCTGACTATTATTCCAATGCATCTGAAGAAATGCAGATTCTTATGGAGAAGTCGGCACTTGTCATTATTGACATTGATGATGCAATTGCAAACGGATATGTTAAGCTTACAAAGGTTGTCGAGGACTTGATCGCTGAAGACGATGGCGGTGAAAACGATGGAGAGTAAGGACTTTGTTATATTTATTCTTTCACATGGAAGAGCAGACACAATATCAACGTATAAGGCATTGCGTGATGGTGGGTATACAGGCAGAACGTATGTCGTGATTGACAATGAGGATGATCAAGAAGATTTATACAGGCAGAAATTCGGGGACGATATTATCCAGTTTGACAAGAGGGACTATCTTGAAAAGACAGACCTTGGAGACTTGGACACTGACAGGCGTATTGGAGTTTTTGCAAGAAACTTTATACAGGATGAAGCAAAGCGACTAGGCTATAAGTTCCATTTACAGCTTGATGATGATGTGCATGGCTTCGGATATCGGTTCGTGCAGGATGGAAGATTGCGGTGCGTAAAGTGCAACCACCTTGATGAAGTGCTCGAAGGAATGGTTCAGATGATGAAAGAAGCTCCAATCACATCGCTGTCGTTCGGGCTATCGTCATATTATCTAGGCGGTGCTGAAAACAACAACGTACAGGAAGGAATGATCAGAAAAACAATGACAACATTCCTTATGAGAGCTGACGACCTTCAATACTTCCATATGCGAATGAATGATGATATTACAACATCTTTGATTAATGGAATGCGTGGAAAGCTATACTATACATATATGCCTGTAATGGTGTATGTAGACCCTACACAGGTACAACATGGTGGAATGACTGACATTTACAAGAAAAACGGAACATACAGGAAATCATTCTATAGTGTCATGTGTTGCCCTTCGTGTGTGAAGGTTTCAGCTATTGGAATCACGGAATATCGGATTCATCACGAAATCAGTTGGAATAATGCCGTTCCAAAGCTTCTGTCTGAAAGATGGTGCAAGCATGAAAGACATTGACTATCTGATTATAGGTGCAGGGCTGAGTGGTTCAGTAATTGCAAGAGAATTGACTGACAAGGGCTATAAATGCGTTATTCTGGAAGATCGTGCCGAGGTTGGTGGAAATATAAGGGACAAGGAAATCAGCGGAATAAACGTGCATCTATATGGCCCTCATATATTCCATACGAACAGCGATGAAGTGTGGAACTACATGAACAGGTTTTGCGAGTTCAACAACTTCATAAATGCACCGATTGCAAATTATAAAGGTGCTATTTACAATCTTCCGTTCAACATGAACACGTTCCATCAGATGTACGGATATTGCTGTGTGTGTCCAGAAGACGCAAAAATATTTATTAAGTTTGATATTGTACCGTGTGAGAATCCTCAGACAGTTGAAGAATATGCGCTCAGTACAGTTGGAATCAAAATATACGAGCGTCTGATTAAAGGATATACTGAAAAACAGTGGGGTAGAAGTTGCAAGGAATTGAGCCGAGATATTATCAAGCGTCTGCCATTGCGGTTCACATACAATAACAATTATTTCTGTTCAAAGCATCAAGGCATTCCTGTTGATGGTTATTCTAAGACCGTAGAAAGACTTCTAGAAGGTGTTGAAGTGGTGACAGGGTATAAATGTTCATGCTCAAGTAAAGAGTGGCTAGAAAGGGCTAAAAACGTGGTTCTTACAGGTGCCATTGATGAGTGGTACGGCTATTGTTTCGGAGTGTTGGAATATCGGAGCCTTAAATTTGAAACTGAAGAATTGAAGGAAGAGAATCATCAAGGCAACGCTGTCGTGAATTATACCGATGCTAGAGTTCCGTGGACTAGGATTATTGAACATAAGCATTTCGCAGGAGTGAAGACACCGACAACCATTATCACGAAGGAATATCCGCAGAAATGGGAAATCGGAAAAGAACGGTACTACCCGATTGAGAATGAAAAGAACAAAGCACTGTATCACAAGTACAAGGAGCTTGCAGAACGTGATGGATTGATCACAGTTGGAAGGCTTGCAGAGTATAAGTACTATGATATGGACAATACAATAAAAAGTGCATTAAAGGCGGTGAAAGAATTATGCGAAAGACAGTAAATGAGCAGGCGGAAGAAATATTACAGAAAGCAGAAGCATTCGGAGTCGATAAAAACTTCTTCTTCATTACGACATTCAGGCGATATATGGTGCAGCTGAAAATATTAACAGAGCTTGAATCGTCTATTAAAAATGACGGCGTACTGGTTACGAAAGAGTATGTTAAGGGCAGAAAGAACGTATATTCTCATCCAGCCATTCAGGACTTTAACCGCACAACTGACAGTGCAAATAAAACGGTAAGCACGCTGATGAAGATCATTTCGAAATTTTCTAGCGACGATAATTCTGAGAGTGACACTGACCCGTTGCTTCAGCTGATAAATGGCGGTGACGATGATGATGGCAGTGACGAGCAGTAAGGCTTACGAATACTGCAAAAATTCCATTAGAAAGAAAACCACTCCTAAATACGTCAAAAAGCAGATGCGAGACTGGATGCGGATTGCTGAAGGAAAAGACAGAAAGTATTTCGTATCCGAAAAGAAAGTACAGCAGATTGAGAATATCCTGAAGCTGCTTATCATGCCGAAGGGATTGAAAGCAGGGCAGTCTATGTATAAGTGTGCCACTGGCTATCAGTGGTTGATTTATACAGCCATGCTATGCACTGTATATCGTGACAAATCGAAAAAGCGAAGATACGAGACGGGGCTGTTGGAAATATGCCGAAAGAATTTTAAGACATATACAGTCGCCACAATCTTTATTATCTTGTTTTTGACAGAACCAAGGTTCTCAAAGTTCTTTTCAGTTGCACCAGATGGTGCATTGTCGAGAGAGATAAAAGAAGCAATCTCAGATACAATCAAAAGCAGTCCGCTGTTATATGAGTATAAAGGAACGAAGCGTTTTAAGCTGTTAAGGGATTATATTAAATTCAAGCCGAATGAAAACATGTTAATTCCGTTAGCATACAGTAACAATCGTATGGACGGACGTATGCCGAATGCATTCATTGCAGATGAGGTTGGAGCATTGCCAAACGGTTATCCTGTCGAAGCGATGAGATCAGGGCAGCTGAACGTTGTAAACAAATTAGGTTTTATCATCAGCACAAAATATCCGACAATCGACAATCCTTTCGAGGACGAGGTTGCGTATGCCAAGAAGGTTCTGGATGGTATCGAGAAAGACGATACTGTTTTTGCGCTTTTATATGAACCTGACAAAACTTCCGATTGGGAAACAGACGATCTTATTTTGAAGCAGGCTAATCCGGCGGCGCTTGAAATCCCTGAAATTTGGGATGATCTTGTAAAGAAAAGAGCAAGAGCCATTGCCATTGAGAACGAGCGAGAGAATTTCGTTACAAAGCACTGCAATATCATTTATCAAGGACAAGGAACTGAAACATTTATTGATGTTAAAGATGTTCAAGCATGCAAGGTTGCTAACATTGATTGGAACGGCAGAGTTGTATATTTAGGTGTTGACCTTTCAGAATCGAACGATAATACATCTGTTGCCATGGTTTCTGTCGATGATGATGATAACATTCTTGCAGAAAGTTTTGCGTTCATTCCAGCAGACAGGATCACGGAGAAAACAGTCTCAGAGCGTGTAAACTATCAAGAATTATTGAAGAGTGGGAAGGTATTTGCGTGCGGTGACAGAGTTATCTCATATGCATTTGTTGAGCAATTAATCTTGAGTGTTGAGAGCCGTTATAACGTACAAATACAGGCGATTGGATATGATAGATGGAATGCATTAAGCACAGCGCAGAAATTGGCTAATGAAGGCTATAACACGGTTCAAATTAAGCAGTATTCAAGCGTGCTACATTCTCCAACAAAGAGGATGAAAGAAGCAATTCTTACGCAGAAATTCAAGTATACAGAAAATAAATTGCTAGAGATAAACTTTCAGAATGCGAAATGTGCATATGATACCAATAAAAATATGTATGTGAGCAAGAAAAAGAGCAACGGAAAAGTCGATATGGTGGTATCACTTATCAATGCAATTTACCTTCTTGAGCAGGATTATTTCTTGAATGAAGGCGACTTTACATTCCAGATGATTTAATTGATAAAAACGTGCATTTATGCTATATTGTTTGCGTAAAAATGTTTCAAATAGAAAATACTAATAAAGGGCGGTAACGAGAGTGGCACTATTCAATAAATTATTCAAGAATAAAATAAATCTTAACGATCAAAGTGTTCAGCTTGACGATGTGCTGTTATCGGCATTGCTCAATAATGAGACAATCACGAGGGAAAAGGCACTCACGCTTCCTGCCGTATCAGGCGCTGTTGATTTTATCAGTGGGTCGATTGCTGCAATGCCTGTTAAACTTTACAAGTACAAGAACGGCAAGGTTGAGGAAGTGCAGAATGACAACCGTGTACGAATGCTGAACGGTGACACAGGAAACACGCTTGACGGATTCCAAACAAAAAAGGCCATGGCCGAGGATTATCTGCTTGGCAAAGGTGGGTATTGTTTTATTCAAAGAGACAGACAGAACAACGTAACGGCACTTAAATATATTCCAGATATTGATGTGACGGTTTGGAAAAATTCAGACCCTATGAACCGTTTCGTGCAGTTCTATGTTGGTACAAACAAGATTTATCCGTGGAACATGGTAAAGCTTTTGAGAAACACCAAAGACGGTGCAAGTGGAAAAGGATTGACTGATGAAATCTCAAAGGACCTTGAAGCGGCATACAGTACGTTGTTGTATCAGCTTGGATTGGTCAAGACAGGTGGTAATAAAAAAGGTTTCTTGCAAGCAGAGCGCAGAATTGGACAGGAAGAAATAGACAAACTAAAGGCAGCGTGGAAACGGCTATATACGAACAATACCGATAACGTCATGGTTCTGAATAATGGCATCAAGTTTCAAGAATCGTCAAACAGTTCTGTTGAAATGCAGTTGAATGAGTCGAAGAAAACATTGCAGGATGAAATAAATGGAGTATTCCATATTCACAGTGACTTCAATCTGACATTCAAGGAAGCGATATATCCGATTATTAAAGCATTTGAGACAGCACTCAACAGCACGTTGCTGTTGGAAAAAGAAAAGAAAAACTTCTTCTTTGAATTTGATACGAAAGAAATTGTGAAAGCAAGCATTAAAGAGAGATTCGATGCTTACAAGGTTGCAAAAGATACAGGACTTATGACGATAAATGAATTGCGCCGTATGGAGAATTTGAACTACGTTGAGGGAATGGACGTAATCAATGTTGGACTCGGTGCTGTGCTGTACGACATCAATTCTGGCACATATTACACGCCAAACACTGGACAAGTCACAGGTGGAAATGAAGAAGAAACGGCTGAGAAAGTTGAAGAAAACGAACAGGGGGCGGATGATGAAATACAAGTATCTGAAGAATCTGACGAAAACTAGTGCAGATTATTACGTATATGGTGATATTGTTGATGAGAACGTGCCTGACTTGTGGACTGGTTATAAATCAGAAACAGCAGTTGACGCGAATGCATTCAAGACAGAGCTTGACAGCTTGAACGGTGTGACAGATTTTAATATCTACATCAACTCAGGCGGTGGCTCAGTGTTTGCAAGTTCGGCAATAGTCAGCATGTTGAATAGATTCAGACAAAACACCGGAGCAAAGATTCATGCATATATTGATGGATTGTGTGCAAGTGCCGCAACGTATCTTGCCATGGTTGCAGATGATATCAACGTTTACAAAAATTCGGTAATGATGATTCATAAGCCAATGACGTTTGCATACGGAAATGCTAACGAGCTACAGCATGACATTGACACATTGAATCTGATTGAAAGCGGAACGATGTTGCCAATGTACGAAAGCAAAGCGAAAGAAGGAATCACAGCAGAAAAGATTGCAGAGCTGGTGAACAACGAAACGTGGTTCAGCGGTAATGCAGATGATGATATGTACATCGGAAATTATTTCAACGTAAACGCACTTGAAACAGTGAAGGATGTACAGGCATGTGCAACGGACTTGTTTAGGAACTATAAACATGTTCCGGAAGCATTAAAAAGACCAAAACAGACTAAAAAGCCTGTCGAGGATCGTGTGCTTGATTATTCGGCATACGAGAATATTATTGGTTCATTAAAGAAAGACGGAGGGGCGAATAAATGAACGTAAAAGAGCTTATCGAAAATCGAAACGAAAAAGTCGCTCAGATGGAAGGGTTGTTGAAAACTGCAAAGGCAGAAAACAGATTACCATCTGAAGACGAAAAGAATCAGTTCGCAAACCTTGAAAAGGAAATCAAGGACATTGATGCAGCTATTGCTATGTATGACCAGATGGCAGGAATGAGCATGAAGAAGGTACCGAGCGCACCTGTCAAAATGACAAATGCAGAAAGAGATCGCAAAACATTCGAGAATGCAATTCGTGGCATTGTAAATACTGACACACCGACAATGCCTGCCGATGCAAAGACATTGATTCCGACAACTGTTTGGAAGGAAATCATTTCACAGGTAATTGAAATCTCACCTGTATTCTCCATGGCAGATCGCTATAACATCACGGGAAAACTGGTACTGCCAAAGTATGACGCGCAGAACAGTTCTATCGTAATGCAGTATGCAGATGAAGGAACAACAGCAGAATCTGGAAAGGTTGTTATCAGCCAGATTGAACTTGATGGATTCCTTGCACGTTGCTTAGCAAAAATCTCAAAGAGTCTTATCAACAACTCCAACTTTGACATTGTTGGTTTTGTCGAAGCAAAAATGGCACAAGCAATCGCATTGTATTTTGAACATGAGATTTTGTTCGGAACAGTAGGCAAGGTTGAAGGTCTAACTGGAATTACATCAGATATGACTGTTACAACTGCCGCAGCCACAAAGATTACATCAGACGAGTTGATGGATTTACAAGACAAGGTGATTGACAACTATCAGGGTAATTCTATTTGGATTATGAACCGTGAAACTCGAAATGCAATCAGAAAGTTGAAGGATAATGACGGCGATTATTTGTTGAACCGTGACTTTACAGCAAAATGGGGATATACACTTCTAGGCAAGGATGTTTATTGCTCTGATGCGATGGACAAGATGCTTGCAGGAAAAACAACCATTTATTACGGTGACTTATCTGGTTTAGCTGTGAAAGTTTCAGAAGAAGCTAACATGCAGGTGTTGCAAGAAAGATATGCAGAGGAACATTTACTTGGAATCCTAGCTTTCGTTGAGTGGGATGCAAAGGTTGCAGACACGCAAAAACTTGCAAAGCTTGTGATGGCAGCAGGTAAATAATAAGGGGTGAAACAATATGGAAGTAAGCAAAGTCAGTGATATTACAGTTAAATGCGTCGCAGATTATTTGAGACTGGACGAAGTAGCAGAAAGCGAAAATGATACATTGACCATGCTTATTTCCATCGCTACTTCTTTTATCAAAAGCTATACAGGGCTTGACGATGCGGACGTTGACAAATATCCTGAATTTGTGATTGTGGTGCTTATTCTTTGCCAAGACATGTGGGACAACCGCACGATGTATGTTGATAGCAAGGACTTGAACAATACTGTTCAGAGCATTCTTGCGATGCATAGCGTCAATCTTTTGTGAGGTGTGAGTCATGTTAAATGCAGGCAAGTATTCAAAGCGTATCACAATTTACAAGACTGTGATTGTGACAGATGATGATGGCTTTCAGACAGAGCAGAAACAGGTGATTCTTACACCATATGCATTCGTGAGGACAACAAAGGGATTCACGCTGATTGCGAACAATTCTGATTTTGAAAAAGCATACACTAATTTTACGATTCGGTTTCCGAAAACAGAGATCACAAGGGATATGCTGATAGAATTTCACGGCAAGACATATACGATTGAATATCTGAACAACGTTGATGAAAACAGTGTAGAATTGGAAATTCAGGCAAAGGAAGTGACACACTGATGGCAAAAATTGTTATTGATATTGATGATAGCGTATTGAAGGATATATCTTACATCGACAAGCAGTTCGACCATATCTTTGGTGGCATGACCAAAGCAGGGGCAGAGGTCGTTTACAAGAACGTTATTTCGGCACTTCCAGAGTCACTTAGAAGTTCAGGCTTTAGCAGTCATGTGAAGCTGTCACGAGTGTATAAAACACCGTCTGATGATGGTATCAACACGAAAGTCATGATCACTGGATATTTCATCAACAAAGATGGAAGAAAGACTCCTGCACCACTTGTTGCTAACATGTTCGAATATGGGAGTTCAAAAAAGAAATATCCAAAGCATCCTTTTTTCCGAAAGTCTTTCAAAAAGTCACAAATCATGAAAGCGATGGAAGAAGAGCAGAAGAAGTTGAGCGGGGGACTGTTGGATGAATAACCTCATCGAAAAAACATTGAGTGACTTCACGGTCAACGGCAAAAAAATTCCTGTCAAGTTCTTACGATACAATGGAAATTCAGAAACATACATCACTTACATGATGACAGATGCGGACAGCGTGTTACATGGTGATGATGAACTGCTGAACTACGTTGAATATTATGATTTTGATGTTTATTCAAAAGGCAATTACAGGCCGATTATTAAGGCCCTAAAGGGATTGCTTACGAGTGTTGGGTTTATGTGGGAACCTGACAGAACGTCCTCAGATATGTATGAGGACGATACAAAGTATTACCACAAAACATTATGTTTCTCAATCGAAAGGAGCGAATAATGGCTAAAATTGGTTTAAATAACTTCCGATATTCAAAACTTACGGAATCGGAAAATGGTAAAGCAACTTATGATGGCGCGAAAAAGCCAGCCAAGGCTATTTCCTGCAAAGTGGATATCAGCAACAACGATGCGTCTTTGTATGCTGATGATGCATTGGCTGAGAGCGATACTTCATTTCAGAAGGGTTCTGTTACAGCAGGAATCGACAATGAGGATGTGCAGACCATGGCAGACCTTCTGGGGCATACGGTTTCAGAAGAAGGTTCAGAGCTTGTCAGAAATGCAAATGATGTTGCACCATATGTAGGTTTCGGACGAATCGTCACAAAGATGGTGAACGGAGTTTACAAGTACACGGTAGAGTTCCTATGCAAAGTTAAGTTCTCAGAACCATCACAAGATGATGCTACAAAAGGTGAAAGCGTATCATTCAGCACAACTGAACTTAACGGAGTGGTGGCGACATTGGCTGATGGAACATGGTCAAAGTCAAAGACGTTTGATACAAAGACTGAAGCTGTCACATATCTTGAAGGACTGATGGCAAAGACAGCCTAAAAGAATATTCAAGGCAGGGTTAGTCCCTGTCTTATTTTTTGGAGGAAATAACATGAAGGAAATTTCAAAAGGATTTGAGTACAAAGGCAAGAAATACGGGCTTGTATTTAATCTGAACGTTATGGCAGTTATTCAGGACAAATACGGCACACTTGATGCGTGGGGCAAACTCACAGATAGTAAAGATGAAGAGCCAAATGCAAAGGCAATCATTTTCGGAATTTGGGCGATGATCAATGAGTATATTGACATCCAGAACGAGGAAAGTGGTACAAGTGAAAAGCCATTGACACTGAAGCAGACAGGAAGAATGATAACTGACATTGGGCTTTCTGAAGCCACGAAGAAGGTAAACGAAACTGTGGTTGAAAGCACTCAAAGCTCCGAAAAAAACGCATAATTCCCGATGAAGTGGATGAACCAGAGCCGATAGACTTTACATGGTTCTACTTTGTCGGGCGTAACAAACTCGGTTTTACATTTCATGAGGTTGGAAGATTGACACTGACAACTTTCAACCTGTATTACAAGCATTACAAAGATAATTTTGATTTTGAACTGATGCTTGAAAAGACAGGAACAACATACGCAAAAGCGTATGAGAAATCACAACATGAAGACGACTGGTTCTAAGGGGGTGAGTGCATGCCATTAGGTGGTACAATTAAGTTAAAAGGTGAAAGCGAATACAGGCGAGCGTTAAGCCAGATCACGCAGAACTTGCGTGAAGTATCTTCTGAAATGAAGGTTGTCACGAGTACATATGACAAGAACGACACAAGCACCGAAGCATTGACAGCCAAGAGTGACGTGCTGAACAAGCGCCTTGAAGAACAGAAATCGAAGCTGAAACTTGTTTCTGACCAGTACAAGGCATATCAGGATGCTGTTAAACAGTCAGCAGATGAGCATGCGCAACTCGATGAAAAGCTCGAAAATGCAAAGGGAAAGCTTGCGAGTATTGAAACGCAACTTGGAAAGAACAGTCAAGAGTACAAAGATCAAGAGAAAGTTGTTAACGAGTTGCAGAAGCAGTATGATGAAAGCACCGCAGCACAGGACAAAAACAAGAAATCATTGTCACAGCTTGCAGTGCAGATGAATAATGCTCAAGCGGACGTTAACAAGACAGCGAAAGAGATTGATAATCTAGGAAAAGAGTCTGACGGCAGTTCAAAACAAGTCAAGAATCTGTCTAACAGCATGAATGATGCTGATGGTGCATCGAAAAAGCTTGGTGATGGGTTCACTGTTCTTAAGGGTACGATGGCAAATCTGGCATCACAGGCAATCAGCAAGATTGTTGATGGATTCAAGCAGCTTGTAGGCGGTGCGGTGGACTATCAGAAGTCCATGGAGTATTACACGACATCGTTTACGGTCATGACAGGCTCAGCCGATAAAGCAGGGGAAACAGTCAAAAAGCTTGCTGATATTGGAGCAACAACTCCATTCGATATGCCACAGTTGGCAGATGCAACATCTTTGCTGATGAATTTCGGCTTCAGTGCTGATGATGCTGTCGATAGTATGATGATGCTTGGCGATATTTCACAAGGAAATGCTGACAAGCTGAACAGTATTGCGAGAGCCTACGGGAAAATGAACTCTGCACAAAAAGTCACGCTTGAAGACATAAACATGATGATTGATGCAGGATTCAACCCGTTGCAGGAAATCTCAGAAAAGACTGGAGAAAGCATGAAAAGCCTTTACGACAGAATATCAAAAGGTACAATGTCGGTTGATGAGATCACAGAGTCAATGAAGCGGTCAACGTCTGAAGGTGGAAAATATTTTCAGTCCATGGATGCACAGTCTCAGACTTTGGATGGTAGACTTTCGACATTGAGTGATACGATAAATTCAAAACTTGGTGAAGCATTACAACCTATATTGCAAAAGGCCGCTGATGAGTGGATACCAAACATTACAAACGCAATCGACAATATGGATGTTGATTCTGTCGTTTCTGTCATTGATGATATTGTTTCTGCTGTTGGTGATTTATTCGGATTCATCATGGACAATGGCGGTACGATCATTTCACTTGTTGCTGGCATTGGTACCGCTATGTTAACGTGGAACGTTGCAAGCATGATTAACGGTGTGGTAGGTGCTGTTAAAGCATTTCAGGCGGCTAATGAAGGTGCATCTGTTGCACAAGCATTGTTGAATGGTGTTTTGAATGCCAATCCGATTATGCTCGTTGTAACGTTGCTTGCAGGACTAATAGCAACAATCATCACATTATGGAATACAAACGAGGGATTCCGTAATGCTGTTATAAACGTGTGGAATGCATTCAAGGACACGGTTGGAAATGTAATTACATCGGTTGGTGGATTCATAGACAACCTTATATCGTGGTTTCAGGCCCTTCCTGGGCGTATTGGCGCATTCCTTAGTGAAGTTATAGGCAACGTACAGAACTGGGCTTCTAACATGATTTCTAGGGCTTCAGCAGCAGGTTCTAACTTTGTTAGTAGTGTTGTATCATTCATCAGTGGACTTCCGTCTGCTGTATGGAATTGGTTGTCAAGTGCATTGACTAATGTATGGAATTTTGCAGGACAGTTGGCACAAGCGGGTGCAAATGCCGCATCTGGGCTTGTAAATAAAATTATCGGCACAATCAGCGGACTTCCGGGTCAGCTGTATAACTGGGGTGTCGATATGATTAGTGGTATTGCAAACGGCATCAGGAGTGCGATTTATAAAGTCACAAGTGCAGTCAGCGACGTTGCAAGAAAAATCAAGTCGTTCCTTCATTTCTCAAGACCTGACGAAGGGCCATTGGCTGAATACGAGAGCTGGATGCCTGATATGGTGGAAGGTTTGAGCGATTCCTTGATGAAGGCAAGCCCAGAGCTGATAAATCAGACTGAAGCATTGGCGAGTGGAATGTCTGACGCATTCAATGTGAACGGTGGTATTTCGACAAGTGGTGGAAACTATAGAAACATGGTTGATGCATTCAAGGATGCTTTGTCACAGGTAAAAATCGAGATGGACGACGAGGAAATGGGCCATTTCGTTGATAAAACGGTGACAAAACTGATTTATAATTAAGGCGGTGAAAAGATGAGGAATTATGTTATTCAAAATGGAAAAGACAGCCGATATATCAACGGATTGCTGATTCAGGAATTGCCGTCAATAAGTAAGCCTTTGATGCGTACAAGCATTGAACAGATAGACGGTCGTGATGGCGATGTTATCACAAGGCTTGGCTATTCAGCGTACGACAAAAAAATGAAAATCGGTCTGTTTAGTGACTATGATATTGACGAAATCATTTCGTTCTTTAATACGAGCGGAACAGTCACGTTTTCAAATGAAGCTGAAAGATATTACAGATATGACATTCTTGATGCTGTCGATTATGAGCGCCTCATGAGGTTCAGAACGGCTGAGATCACGTATCATGTGCAACCGTTCAAGTACAGTACAATCGAAAAAATGAAGGTGTTTGACAATCCGACAAGTGCTATTACCGTGAGAAATAACGGCAATTATGTTTCCAAGCCAATTATTCATATCAATGGTTCAGGAACAATCAATCTGTCGTTGAATGGTGTTCAGTTGTTCCGTGTTGATATGAGCGCATCAAATTCTATCACCATAGACACAGAAAGGCTCGAAGCGTATAATGATGATGTATTGATGAACAGATACGTTGTCGGAAATTACGACAAATTTGTGCTGAAAGTTGGGCCTAATTCCGTATCGTGGGATGGGCAGCTTACATATATTGCATTTGAAAATCTGTCGAGGTGGATATGATGGAAAAGACGAATCTTGAAATGATCAGAGGTGACACACTGTCATTTGCGGTTGAGATTGAGTTCGATGACGAACCGCAGGAGCTTGAAAAGGCGTTCTTCACGTGCAAAAAGAATTTTGATGATGGCGATGTCGTATTTCAGAAAACACTTGAAGATGGCATCTCATTCAGGAAGCAGGAACGCAACAAGATGTATTACGTTGTGCGAATTGCGCCTGAAGATACAAAGGATATTGAAGCAGGACATTATTTTTACGACATGCAAATTGAACTTAACAGCGATGTGTTCACTATCCTGACAGGTACATTGAAAGTACGGTTTGGAATAACAGACTAGGGGGTGCATAAAATGGGCGAATACTTTACAAAACCTGTATGTAAGGTCTTTATGCTGAAAGGCGAAAAAGGCATTAAAGGTGAAAAAGGGGAAAGCATTCCAACTGGTGGGACAACAGGGCAGTTTTTGAAAAAGAAAAGCAACACTGATTATGAATACGAGTGGGCTGATATTACTCCAACCTCAATTATTTCAAACAATGAAATTGACGCTATCATGAAAGAGTAGGTAATGATATGGAACACATTACAATGCCGAGAGGTGACTTGCGAAATATTCATTTTACCGTTCACGATGCAAACGGCGCAGAGGTAAGCAAAGGATTCACTCAAATTGCTTTTACTGTAAAAGCAAATACGGTTGCAAGAAAAGTTATCATCCAGAAAAAGCTGACTGACGGAACGTTCAGAAATCGACGCAATTATCGCTAACTAAGGAGGAAAAATGACTAAATATTTAGATGAAACAGGACTTAAATACTTCTGGGGAAAGATAAAAGCTAAAATGGGACCGCTTAAGGCTTACCCAGTCGGAAGTATCTACATGAACATTAGCTCTGGCTTTAATCCGAATACATCATTCGGCGGAACATGGTCAAAGATTGCGGAAGGGCAGTGCTTAATACAGGCGGGAAATACTTACACACTTGGAAGTACTGGTGGAGAATCAACACACAAACTAACCGTTGACGAGATGCCGAGCCATAATCATAAAGTTGTCCGTGAAGACAATACTAGGGTATCCTCGTGGCAATCAAATGTGGGTGGTGGAAAAGGATGGTATATACCTGCTGATGGTAATGATACGTATGGACGTATGGAGTACAATGTGACATTTGAAGGCGGTAGCAGCGCCCATAACAATATGCCTCCATACCTAGCAGTTAACATTTGGAAGCGCACAGCATAAGGAGAAAACAAAATGAAAGCTTACAAAAAATTAATCCTGAAAGATGGAACGGCATTATATATCGAAGAATTTAGTGCACGCGAAGATGGTGTTTCATTGATTCTAATTGATATGGGATACCAAAAAGCGTTAGATACATTGACTCAAGATCAGGTGTCGGACATTAAAGTTTTAAACGAGTTAGGTGAAACAGTACTTACATCCAAAGGCTACAGCCTTGGTGACAGCATTTCTGTAAACACCAAGGAGAACACAACTACAGTAACTTTCGAGGTTAAGGAAACAAGAGAAGCAGTTGTAGACGCAACAAAGGCAATTCAGGCACTACAGAACACCTCTGAACAGAACACCGCTGACATTACAGCTATCAATGAAGCCATCGCTTCACTTGCAGAAATCGTAGGAGGAACAGCAGAATGATTAAATGGTATTTGAGACAAATCAAGATGGAAAGAATGACTCTTGATGAAGTGCCGCCAAGATGGCACGACACTGTAGAAAAAGCGCTGGCACAGTTGTAGGACAAAAAACAGGCGCAACGAGCGCCTTTTTTTTTATTAAGTATGTGAGGTTTAAACATGATAAAACTATTTGGAACAACAGACACAGATTTTTCAAGCAACGGCGATGCAGTCATTCAGCCATTCAAAGCAAAAGTTCACAAGGAAGATAACGGCAAATTTTATTTGACGGTTGAAGCGGACATTTCTTATGTTGATTTTTTGACAGCGAATAGGATTATCGTTGCAGATACTCCACAAGGTGCACAGGCATTTCGCATTAAAAATCCAGAAAAGACAAAACACAAGATCACATTAAAAGCTCAGCACATATCGTATGATGCTCAAAACTATGTGATTGCAGACAGTTATGTTGTCGATAAAAATTGCAATGATGCGATGGACCATTTGAACAGTGCCACGGACAATCCTAGCCCGTTTCAGACGGTGTCTGATATTGCAACAGTTGATTCATACAGGTGCGTGAGAACATCGCTGTATGACGCTTTTAGCACGGTTTTAGAGCGTTGGGGCGGACACTTTGTGCGTGACAATTACAGGTTCGGAATCATGAGCACTATAGGGCGTGACAATGGCGTGACTGTACGTTACAAAAAGAATCTGAAGGAAATGACATGCACAGCAAACTGGGATGATGTAATCACAAAACTTATGCCAGTTGGAAAAGATGGTCTGCTGTTGGATGAGGTATATCTTTACAGCAAGACACAGTATGATATTCCTTTTACAAAAGTTGTATCTTTCAATCAGAATATTGACCAAGACCTATACAAGGATGCAGAAGGACATCTTGATGAGACAGCATATAACAATGCACTTATTGAGGATTTGAGAGAGCAGGGACAGGCATACGTTGACGAGAATTGCGTGCCAAAAGTGAATTACACACTCAAGGCTAATCTTGAAAAGCTGACGGATATAGGTGATACCATCGAAGTCATTGACGAACCAATGGGTGTGGATATTACAACGCATGTTATTTCGTATGATTATGATTGCATTCTAGGCAAGTATACGGAGCTTGAGTTTGGGAACTTTCAACAAAAAGTTTCCGACTTAATGGGAACAGTAAGCTCAACAATTCAGCAAAGTGTTGAGAAGAACAACTCTGCTTTACAGGTTGTGTTTTCAGATGCAATTCAACATGCTCAGGAAACAATTCTAGGCATGCTTGGCAATTCTTATGTGGTGTATGAAGGCGACAAAATTCTTGTGGTTGATACATTACCAAAGGAAGAAGCGCACCACGTCATCATGATTAACAGCGGTGGAATCGGATTTTCAAGTACTGGAATCAATGGAACATTCGAGAGTGCATGGACGATTGATAATGTGCTGAATATGCAACATATCAACGTTATAAATTTAGTCGCTGACATGATCAAGGGTGGAACATTAAAACTTGGTTCTAATCTTAACCAAAACGGTCAGATTGAGGTCTATGATGAAGCAAACAATCTAATTGCAAAGCTGGACAAAAACGGGCTGATTATGTATGGACTTGATGGATCATATTTGGTGGTCAATAATTATGTTGGCTTTGCAGGATATGACCGTACAGGGGCTAAAACGTTCTGGGTTTCAGGTGACGAGTTTCATCAGAAAAAATCTGTAATCGAGGAAGAGATCACGTTGTGCAACAAGGCGAGGTTTATTCCGATTACAGTAAAAGATGGAGATATTGTGACAAATGACGGTATCGGTATAGTGGGGGTGTGATATGGCTACATCAGGAACATTCAAAACATCAGCGTATGATGGTGCATGCTTACAGTTTGACTGGTCGTTAAAAAGCCAAAGCAGCGTAAACAATCAGTCTGTTATCTCATGGACGTTGAAGGGCGCAGGGATTAAGTCAGGCTATTGGTACATGGCAGGACCTTTCAAGTGCACTGTAAACGGCACTGTTGTTTATCAATCAAACACTAGAATTAAGTTATATACCGGAACGGTTGTGGTATCTGGAAAGCTTGCAATCGGCCACGATACCAACGGTGCAAAGAGTTTCAGCGCATATGCAGAATGTGCAATTTATACATCTGCTGTAAACTGCAAAGGTTCTGGAAGTTGGAGCCTTCCCAATATTGGCAGAGCATCACAGCCAAGTTTGAACACATGGCCTAACAATTCTCCAGACTTTAATATCGGCGACACGATTATGGTGCATATGAACCGCAAGTCAACCGTGTTTACGCACACCGTTGTGTTGAAGTTGGGTTCATACAGCTATACAATCGGCACAGGTGTTACGGATAACATTACATTGAATACAGACAGGATTGCATCTAATTTTTATGCACAAATGCCAAACAGTAACGAAATGACTGGCGAAATTGTGGTCACAACGTATAGTGGAAGTACGGTTATAGGAACATCAAGCTGTGCAATCATTGCACACGTTGTAAATTCTAATCCGACATATGATGTTTCGTATGAGGATTCAAATTCAAAAACTATTGCAATCACTGGTGACAATCAGTATATTATCAGGAATAACTCGACACTAAAAATCAGCGTAAGCAATGCAAAGGCATTAAACAGTGCCACGTTGGAATCAATTACTGCCGTAGTAAATAGTAATGCTTATACAGGCACGTTAAACGGCTCTACAGGCACAATCAATGTCGGTGTGGTAAATGTATCACACGATACTGAAGTGACCGTTAGATTGACGGATTCGAGGGGAAATGTAGGGCAGAAAAAAATCACGGTGCTTGTGTATGACTGGACATTGCCAAGTGCCATTATCAAGCTGAATCGAAAGAGCAACTATTACTCAGAAAGTATCTTGAATGTCAATGCGAACTATGCGTCAATTGGTGGAAAAAATGAGGTAACGATTAAGTACCGCACGAAGAAGGTTGCAAACAGCACATTCAGCACTTACACGACAATTCAGAATAATGCTGATACGAATTTTACGGCAGATAACGAATATGAATGGAACGTACAGGTCAATGTTGCAGACAAGGTAGGTGATACAACCTACAATCTGATTCTTCCGAAGGGGATTCCGGTCGTTTATGTTGATGTTAAGAAAAACAGTTTCGGCGTTAATTGTTTCCCGAAACACGATAAAAGCCTTGAAGTCAATGGCGTGTGTATTAGTGGTAATGTGCTTTACAACAGTGCAAGTGGAACAGCAGGAACTGTCACATTGTCAGACAGTGCGGAAAATTACACATATCTTGAAATCTTTTACAGATCGTCGGGCGATAATGCTTGTGGAAGCGTTAAGGTATTCAGTCCAAACGGAAAACTTGTGCATCTGGGGACGATTCATTATATTGCGGATTATTACTATGCAAAGTTTGCTCTTGTAAATGTTTCGGGGACAACAATCACATTCAGTCAAAATTATCAGATTATTCTGAAAAGCAACGGTTCAGAATATTCGGCAGAAAATGCAATTTTTATAACTAGAGTAGTTGGATACTAAACAAAATCATGGTATACTATGAGTGCAGTGTTTCCATGTTCACTGCATTCTTTTTTCAGCTTGTCGGAGGTTTTCGGCGGGCTGTTTTTTTTATGCAAAATTCTATACTAACTTGTCATAGCCTACAGGTTACATAATGTTAGTAAAGAAAAAATCACCGTTTGCATTCGGTGATTGATTGATGTATATTATAGGTGTAGGGTTTAGTCGACATTATAGGTCATGAAATTCTCCTAGTAAATGGCAGACAGAAATGTCTGCTTTTTACTTGAAGAAAACTTCTATTCCATCAGGTGAAACGTGGACAGAATCAAGGACATTTCGCCACAGTGTGCGCTTGTTCTCACGTGTTAGATTATCATATATTGAGCGCCAACCACTGTTCAAAAATTGGTTAAGATGATCAGTGCTTTGAGGCTTGAAAGATTCAAGCCTTTTTATTTTGCCTTCCGTTTCTGCATATAGGCGTTCATAGGTACTTACAGGCATACGTTTCTTGATAAAGATATAATTCAGATTATCAAGTTCTTTTCT